CCTGCAAATGTGCGCTCTATGTCTCTCCAAATCGCTGTTTGTTCGTCTGCGGTTGGTATACCATTTTTGAACGTCAACATCATGCTTGGAGCGAGTCCCTGTTGTAAATTAGATCTGTGGAATCTACTAACTCGAGCATCAGTATCGATATCGTTTATAGCACCTACATATGATGGAAGTGGATAGTAAAAATTACCTACAGTGTAATCAAAACAATAGTAAACTTGATTAGCATCTTCTCCTTTATTATCTGTTGGTGAATATGCTTTATATGCTACTGGTTTATATTTACGATATTGTGCCCATTTTGATGAGTAGTAATAGTGTTCTACTTCTTCATCTTCGTTCATAACACCAGAACGAACGTTATTGAAAGGAAGATGATAACATTCTGCGATAGTCATTCCATCACGTGCCCAAATCACATTTAGTGCATAACCACCAAATAAGATGTAATCTGTTGCAATCTTCTCAAAGATTTCATTCATAGTTTCACCTTTAGTATTCATGATTTCTTCACCAAATACTTTGAAACCTTCCCCTGTTACTGCATCTACTTTTGCTTCAATGCTGGTATGATGCATTGCCGAATTATTGAATAACTCTATTAGTAAATCTGGATATAGGTTATTAGAACCAAAGTCTATCCAGTCTTTTCCTTTTTTCTCTTCTATCGCTGGCAATTGAATTGCCTCAAACGATCTTGAATTGAATGCGTATCGTTGTTGTTGTAGCATATTATTATTTGTATATTACGTATGATTGCGCCTTGTTGGGTTCACTTTTATATTTGACAGTGATGTTTTCATTTGAACCTCTTTGCATATCAACCGTTGTTGTAGATTTTACTTTTGTTTGACCTTCTTGTAATAAGAACCACACTGCTTCATCAAATGGATCGTTTACATAATCTTCATTTAGATTAGTCCCCCATATTTTGTAGTCATATATACCAGTATATAAACCTTCTTGAATAGTGTCAATATAAGGTGACACATTGAATTCTGTATATCTTTCATTTGAAATAAGTACTTCTATTGGTAATAACCATGCAGTAGTATCGTTATCAATATCTCTATTAGTGTAGCGACTGATCAGTTGTAATCTATAGTTATTATAAGATGGCAAACTACCATCAACACATATTTTAGTGTTAGTTGTGCCTATAGCAGTTATGTCTTTGAAATATAGCGTCATTTAGTATCTATCTTGTTTTCTTAGTATAAGATATACTTTAGGTTGAAGTTGAAACCTATCGCTAAATATATGTATAATATACATGACATACTATATCTACCACATACCAGGAATCAAAATAGGATGTACTAAGAATTATCCTATTAGACCACAAGCACAATCAAATGTTTATGAGTTATTAGAAACACATGAAGATGGTTGGTTGGCAGGTGATAGAGAACAAGAACTACAAAGAGAGTATGGATTGCCAGTCGATAATGTACATTATATGATTGCATCTGTAGAATCTATTAGAAGAAAAACAGGAGTCCCGAGATCTAATGAAACTAAATCTAAGATAAGTAATACTCTTTCTGGAAGAACAGTACCAGACGAAGTTAGGGTAAAAATGAGTATAGGTAATAAAGGTAAAGTTACTTGGAATAAAGGAAAGTCTGCTCCAAAAAAACAATGTCCTAAATGTGGCGATATGATTTCATATAACCAACTAACAAGACATATCAATAAAAAGAAATCTTGTGCATAAAAAAAGGGTAGACTTTCATCTACCCTTTTCTATTTCTAATTCTCAGTGATCTTATTCACCTACAAATGCTGGAACACATTCGTAACTCGGGTCCGGTTCCAAACCAGTGAGGGTAATCTCCCCACCGTTTCTATCTCCATAATTTACACCTGTTCCTACAGTTCCTGCCGTAAGTTCAGATCCACGAGTAATTCCTACACTCCAAAATTTGCCGTTTCCATCTTTAGCAACTACCAAAAGTTTTGGGTTTTGTGCTAAAAGTTTGATTTGGTCACGCTTCACATTTTCCATTTTATTGAACACAATAAGTGCATCCTGCTGATAAAAGACGGTTCCCGCAACGTTATCTGCATTGATTGTTTCTGTGAAACTCGAGGACTGTTTTGGAACCTCATATTTGTAAAAAGTGATTGCAACTGGAGAACCAGCAGCGTCTAATGAAACGACTTTTCCGTCCACATCAGTGGTAATTGTATCGTAAGTCGGTAAATCCGCAATATACAAATACTCTAAACCACCTTGTGAATCTTTACATCCTAATGTGATGCCTGATGTTATACTACAACTCATAATTCTTTAGGTTTTTTTTAGATATTTATATTATTATAAAGTACCGTTCTTCGCGAATTTAGTTACGTCAACGATTCCTAAACCTATCCTCCATGCGCCCATGACACGAACTTCGTCGTTATCTGCTGAGTAGAAAATATTTAGTGAATCGAAGTCGTCCTCCAATCCTACACCTACTACGATGTCTTTCAAAGGACCTGCAACAAATGAATCACCTGTAACTGCTGGATAAGTAGCAGAAGCAGAGAAACCTGATGATTTGATCACGGTGAAATCTGTACCTGGCATAACTAATTGCGTATTGCTATTAGTATCTGCTGGGTTGAAGTGGAATAAGTTTTGAGAAATAAGTGCTCTTCTCAACATGTTGTAGTATGATGGAGCCATGATAACACCTAAATCATCTCTGTCTAATACAGAAGATGGTACAGCGTCGATCAAGTCCATAACGTCAGCAACAATAGTTGAAGCGATAGATGCAGTAGTTTGACCTGAAGAGATCGCACCGTTTGCAACAGTAACATCACCTAAGATTTCAGAACCTAAGTAGTTCTCATTCCAGTTACGGATTTTCTCAACAAAAAGGTTTGCCGTTACTTCTTCGAATGGGATTTCAGTTGCATCAGCAGAAGCAGAAAGTCTGCTCGCTAAATAATAATCTCTCAAATCAGTAGGACATAATGCCTGCTTTGTTTGTTTTTCTTGCATGTCGATATCTACTTGTGAATAAGTAAGATTTCCTGCTGCATTCCAACCACATGCTCTATCTGCAACCGCGATGTCTGCATCTAAAAGATTGATTGTAGTCGTTCCGAATTTCAAACCGCTCCTAATCTGGGCGTAATCCATCACGGAAGTCTGTAATACTGCCTTTGAAATCAATTCAAAAGATAGTTCATCAGACATTGTTTGTAAATTTGCTAAATTGTAGCTCATAATGTAATAATGTTTATTTTAGTTATTTAGATTTACGAATCTTTTGGATTCTTTCAATTGCATCGAATTTGTTAGCAGCGAATGCTTCTGCTTTTTTGATAGGTTTTGCTGCTGGTTCTTTAGAGAATGATTGGAATTCACCTTTCATTTCTTCAATCTCCTTTTGCATTTCCTTGATTTCTTCAAAGTAAGGTTTGATTGCTTCAACGATCTTTACGATCATTTCTTCTTCCATCTCAACTTTTACTTCTTCTTCTTCTTCGTTTTCTACTTCGATCTCAACCTCTTCCATCTCAACCTTTACTTCTTCTTCAACTTCTTCAGTTGCTTCAGTAGTAACTTCTTCGACTTGGGTAATGATGCCTGCTTCGTCTACAGTGATAAGCATATTAGACTCTGTCTGATGAATGCCAGCGGGAGCTGGGATATCACCTTCTGCAGTCGCAACGAATAAAGGTTTTCCAACCTCTAACTCGCCTTCAACTTTTACTTCTGTACCATCAACTAACATCTCAGATGCCATAGCAACTGCTACTTCATCTTCTTGAACACCTAATAGAACACGAATCTTTTGGATTGCATTTGTTGCTGTCATGTACTAATTGTTTATTTTTAGTTGTTATAATTAGACACTGAATGTGCCTTGAACATATTAGGATATACTTACACTACAGGATGACATAAGTTAGGTTTGAGTACCAATTCTACTTCTGGCGCTAAAGACATACCTTATATGCACCCTTTAGGGTTCTGTTTCATTTATTTGAAAATAAACGCATAAAAGTTTTTTTATGTCAAATATTTGTGGTATATTAGTAGTATACAAATGGAGGTTACAACGCAACTACCAAAAAAAAAATGAAAAAAAGTTGCTAAATAATTTTTTTATGTCACCCGAATTGTGTATAATTCTAATATACAAACAAGATAACTGATAACAAATAACAAAATGGAAGTAGTAAAAATCAACCTAACTAAAGAGAAAGTAAACAAACTGATCAACAAAGCAGAATTGAATGCACCTTATGTTGCACCTCACTCAGGTTTTTTGACTGACAATGAGAACAAAGTATTGGATGTATGTAATTCTTTAGGTAAGAAACTTGAATCTAAGAAGGTCGCTATTGGAAATCGTCTATTACTTGCCGCTAACTTCGGTGAGTCTAAGACTATCTCTACCTTCTTTATTGACAAAGGTGTAAAAACTGTTTTCTCACTTGATGTTGAAGGTGTGACTGTTGATCTTTGTTATAACGAAGAACATAACGCTGTTGAGTTGTGGTGGTTAGAAGTTCAGTCTAAGAGTGCAGGTAAAGGTACTGAGATTATGTGTCACTTACTTGACACTATCGATGAACTTGGTCTAAAACTTTACTTGACTCCTGTACCTTTCGCGACTGACGGTAGTATACGTACTAACAAACAATATCACAACGCCTTTTTACGTCTTCGTAGTTGGTATGAATCATTCGAAGGTTTCCAACGAATCAAGAATTCACCTTCATTGATTTACGCATAATAAAAAAAAGTAAAAAAAAATCACAAAAAGCTTTTTTATATCAAATATTTTTGGTATATTTATAGAGTAATAATCAAGATAACTAATCAACAAATGAAAAATTCAAACACAAACACAATGAACACACAAAACGAAACAACAATCAGATTCATCAACATGATGCAACCTCAAGTTGACCGTATGATTGCTAATTACGAAGCGCACGACTACTCTGAATATGCTAAATACATCTATGAGATGGAAGCAGCTACTACTCTTGACGAGTGCTACCTTATCTATGGTAAATTCTCTAATGAAATCTATAGCATTGAAAATAAATTGAAAATAAACGCATAAAAGTTTTTTTATGTCAAAAAAAAGTCTCAGATTCCCTATATAATAATTAATTAATCAATAAAAAAGAAAACACAATGACAAATTTATTCGAAACAAAATCAAACATCATCAGTTTCCACAGTGGAAACATGGTAACGAAACAAGAAATCATCGAGAAACTACAAGACGAACTCGACTACTGTAAAGAAAAACGTAATGACACAGTAAGGTTCTTCTACCACTACGGAACAGGACAAATGCAGTTCATCGAT